GTAGAAGTCTTGTGCTTCCTTTGGTGTGGCTAATCTAAAACCCTCCTCCTTATCAAAAATTTCTTGAGCTGCCTCTTCTGACATTGCTGCAAAAGGATGATCTTTTGTAAACGTGTATCCCATTGTATCGTACCTATGGTTAGATCTATCCATTCTTACAAGAACTTCGTCTTTATTTTGTTTTTTCTTTACATCAAATCTTGGTAAAACTTCAATCTCTTCTTTTGCATCATCTATATCTTTAAGTGTTTTTGAGTATACCGCCCAAGTTACACCTTCTTCTGATAGTCCAGCAATTATGTCTGTTTTGCTTTTTAAGTTTTCTAAGTCTACTCCGAAGTCTTCGGCAACCTTTTTAAGTTCAGCTAATTTTAATGTCTCAAATGACATATATTCTCCTTAGTCTAGGTTATTTAATTATAGCATTACTAAATTAAAATGAGAAGCCCCCAAAATTAATTGGGGGCCTCTATTTAGATTAATTCCTAATTAGGAAGCAATCTTAACGTTCTTTACTACTACCCAAGCATCTGCTTGCTCAATTGCAACACCAACACGAGTATACATTGTGTACTCGATTGAGTCCTTCTTTGGCCAGAAGAATCGGTATACAGTTACATCACGCTTGATACCAATAACTACGTTATTTGGGAATGTCAAGTGGACGTCACCGTGTGATCCTGTTGCTCCTGAGTATGAGCCAGTTTGTGTCTCGCTTAGTAATGGAACTTCAACGATTGGAATACCAAATGCGTATGGAGCTACGTATCCAGCTGGGCCAGATACAGGTGCTACCTCGCCACGGATAATGCCAGAAGCAATATCTTGTGGGTTAACGTTTTGGATATTTTGTGAAGTTGCATATAAGTAATCCTGGATCAGGTTTGAACCTGACAAGAAGCGAAGGTCTGTACGACGTTGCTTGTACTTACGTGGAAGTGCCTTTAATGCGCTGTTAAATACAGCACGAGTAATTGCGGCTCCACCAGCATCTACTACGTGACCGTCTGCTTTTGCAATCTTAACGGTTCCGTCAAATGCTTTGTAAAGTTGATCACCTGTTAGAGATGTGTTTCCGTTAAGAACCAAATCTTCAATATCGTTACCAGCCTGTGTTGCCATCAGACGTGCAATATGATCTTCTAGATCTGCACCTTCAATATTGTCTTCTAGAGACTCAGTTGAAAGTTCCCAATCTAGACGTAACTTCTTTGTTGTCAAAGAAATTTTTGAGAATGTCACAGCAGCGTTACCGCTGTTTGCGTTATCTCCTTCTGTCGCAAGCTTCATAAGCTTTTCGCCTACGCCCATGCGATCAATTTCAGTTGTATCAGATTTCATTCTAACGGTACGTGCGACTTTACCAATTACGGTTGCATCGAACATGTAGTCTAGAAATCGAGCTGATTGTTCTGGATTAAGTAATCCACCATTGCCATTTTCTGACCCTGTGTGAATTCCAGTTCCTCCAGTTGTTGAAGCAAATGTTCCAGTTGCTGTTGTATCAGCAGCTATTGCTTTTTCTAATAATTCATTGCTCATATTTATTTCACCTACCCTTTATTTAAATAGTTCGTTTACGGAACCGAGGAAAGAACCGTTCCATTTTGATTTTTGTATTACTACTTCCTGAGACCCGCCAAGGTCTGAGGACTTCTTAATTGCAGTCTCTGATTCTACTGCGTCGACACGCTTTTCTACATTATCAATCGTGCTCTTGATGTTCTCAACTGTTTTGCTGAGTTCTGTGTGTTTATCTGCCAACTCTGAGATTTGAGTCTCAACGCTCTTGCTGAAAGCTTCAACTGTTTCTTTAATAGTTGTTACCTGTGCAGCATTAGCTTCTGAAGCCTTGCTTAGAGTATCTGAGAAAAAGCCTTTTAAATCACCTAACATTTTTGCAAAATCAGGTTCATCAACAACGACCTCTGAGACGTCTGCTGCTTTTTCAACGGTTTCGGCAGAAGTATCTGCTACTACGTCTTCTGTAACAGCTTTTTCAACTACTGCATCTTGTGCAGGTGCTGAAACTTCTACTGGAGCAGTTTCTTCAACTGCTACTGTTTCTGTGTTTTCTGACACTTCATTACCTCCTTGTGCGTTTGCCTGTTTTGCTATTGTTTGTGTTTCAGGCAACGTTAATCTTGACTTCTTAAATGAAGCAAGAATCTTTTCTATTTCTTTAGCTTTGTTTACATCGTTACTTTCTACCCAGCCAATTAAACTTGCTGGCTTACCAGTTATTGGAGAATTAAATTCTTTTTCTTTTGACATAAAAACAGAATCGCTTTCTTCACAATAAAAAATATTTTCTGTTGAAACTTCTGTTGCAATTCCTTTAAAAATTAATTGACCATTCATTTTGGAAATTGAGATAATGTTACATAGTTCATTTGCTGGAGAATCTACGACTGATAGCTCTAGTAAAGAATAGTTTTTAATAAAACGAACTGATTGACCTGTAGATTTATTAACCTCGTTATCAGACTCAATAATTTTTCCACCAATTGAAAATCCTGAAAGAGTACCGTCTAAAACCTTTTCCCATGTATCTTGTGCACCTTTAGAAATGTATGCATCTACATAAACTCCGTTATAAAATTCTCCGCTTTTTGCATCAAAGTATGTTTCTGGCTTAAATGAAACCATTTTACCAACTGCGTTTGACCCGTGCATTTCTCTAATGTTTCCACGGAAACCTTCAAATGCTTTTAGACTTGCTTCTGCGGTTACAACGTCATTTGTTTGATCTAGGTTGTCTAGTGTGGCAAAACCAGATACAGTTCTCTTTTCACGGTTTACTTTTGTGAATGGAACTGATAGGCTGATATTATCGCCATTGCTGGACCAATAAGATTTTTCAATATTCATATGCTCAATTTTATCTTTGTATATTTAAAAAGGCAAATAATGGTTGCCTAATAATTAAGCTGTGACTCTACCCTCACCTTTTGGATTTCTGGCTTCCCCAGAACTATCTGGTGAATTGGCCGATCTTTCCTGAGTTCTATTTCTGGTATTTAATGCCTGAGCCTTGATTTCGGCTGCTTGTGCCTGCAAATCAACAACCTCATCTCCACCGTCCATCGGTATCATACCCTTTCTAATTCTAACTTCATTGGGGGTAATCACCTGCATTCTTAAATATCTTTCATCAATTTTAGATTGTGTATCTTCGTCCGTTAAAGTCAATTCATTAAATTTAAGCATTAATGCATCTGTTTTTTCAGAAATAATTCTATTTATTTTCTTTTCTAAAATATCTTGAGCTGGCCTACAAACTTGTTCTTTAAACATTTTATCTGCATCTCTTGCTGAAGCTAGGCTGACTCCTTCTGGAACTCCAATTTTATTTACTGGGACTCTGTGTGCTAAAAGGATTTCATCTCTATTTGCTTTTCTGTATACATTAAATGAAGACTCCTGTGGGTTTGCCTCAATAGGCTCCATTTTAAATTCAACCTTAGAGTCAGATGTATCCGCTGGAAGTGGGACATAGAGTGATCTATGGTTTTTACCCTTTAGCCCAACTTGGAAAAATTCTAGTAGTTTACGTTCGGATTCTGGTGAAAGCTTTGCACCTTTTACTGTAATTATATACCTTGGAACCGCTTTATTTTCAAAATAATCTAAGTTATATTTTCCAGAAAATTCATTTCCTGCCATTGCAGTTTGTGCAGCAATTATATCTGGGATTCCGTAGTAATTGTTCATTGGCGTATATTTCTTTAAATGAATAACTTCATTTGGACGATCTTCTGCTCCAGAAATTGGGTTAGGAGTTTCTTGATCTGCAAAGTTTCTAAAGTATACTGCCTTGCCATAAAGAAGTTGTATAAATCCGTCACGAAGTCTACGTACCCGCATTGTCTTGGATGGTATATGTCCGATGTACCCAATATTGCCAGACACGGTTCTTCCAATTTCAATGTATCCATTGCCAGTAGCCTCTAAATCTGTATAAGCTTTTACTAATGTTTCTGTAAATGTTTCTTCTTCATTTGTTTCCTCTAGCCAATAATCTAAATCTTGACGAAGTTTATTTAATTTACGTCGAGCACGTTCTAATTGTTTTTTATCATTAATATTATCTAAAGCATCATTTGCTTTTTTTGTTTCTACAAAAGAGTATCCGAGTCCAACAATGTTAGCAACTTTTGCATTAATTGCTGAATAGTTGTAAGGTGATATCTCATAAATTTTTGAAAGATATTCTAAATTATAGACTGGCTGAACAAGGTCAAACATTGCGTATCCAGTAACTGCTTGCTGCAATAGATTCTGCTGAGTTCCAGTTCCTTCTTGTCCTATAAAACGTTTTTGAAACTCTCTAGATATTTTTCTACGAAATGTTGGGCTTAGTCCATTAACTTTCTTTAACTCTTCGCCTTCAATGCTAAATGGATCATTACTTAATACAACTTCTTTATTATTAAACTTTATCCAGTCTGCAGAGTTTGATATGTCAATAGTTTCTGAGACGCTGGGGTCTTCGTTCATAAACTCCATTTATTGTTTGCCTCCGCTTTTTAATGAATCTTTGTAAACACCTATGTCAAGAGGATCTGGTGTTAGTCCCCATTCTAGTCTTTGTTTTTGATGCTGAAACTCTTCGTCGTCAACTTTACGTCTACCTGATAAAAATTTAGGCTGTCCTTCGTGTATTCCATATGATCTTACTTCTCTCGCCAACAAATCCATCTTTGATCGGTTACCTTTTTTAGCTGTTATTGATAAAAAGTTTCCATCGTCATCGCCAATCCATCTTCCGTCTGGCATCTCCCACACATAAATTCCTAGTGTGGTTTCCTCTATTACTTTTTGATTAATTCTTTTAATGTCCATTAGGTGTTAATTTTACCATTCTTTCTAATTAATGTCCACATTTTGTCGCTATGGTGGACAGTTTTATGAATTTTGAATAACAATCCAGTCATTATTATATATTTTAGCAGATCCTTCTGTCACCGACATGGCAGATGCGGTAGAGGTATATACTGATCTTCCAGTATATAAATTGTAATGAGTTCTTGCCTTGTTTTGATCTAAAGCATCCCTATATAGGGTTATATGCTGATATGAGCCTTTCTTAGACCCAGTGCTTTTATAATTAAAGACCAGATCTCCAGAGATAGGTGCTTGAAAAACAATTACAATATGATTTAAATATCCTGAATTTAATACATTGGATATATTTGATTGTGCTGTTTTATCTTCACCATTTACGTATATTTTAGATATATTAGTTTTTGATATAGACCCGCTATCCGCCCAGCTAAATTCCGTACCAGTAGATGATATTAATAAACTTTTTAGTATGCTGCTTGGAGTATAAAAAAACTCAATGCTATTTGTATCATATGGAAGATCTACCTTAAACCCTGAATTATTTGGGACCAATACTCCATTTAATTTATTCATTGATAATATTGGATAGGCCTCTTTGCCAAGGCTATAATCTAGGTTATCTATTTTATAAACATAAGACGCTCCATTTTTAGAATAAGCTATTTGCTCAGAGTAAAAATTTACTGATAATGAATAAAGTTTTGGAATATATCTAGAGGAGTCTGTTGAAGAAACTACTATTTTTAAATGAAAAAATCTTTGTTGGTTAAAATTTGAATATTTGTATTGAGGTATAGAATACCCATTTTCGCATTGTTCATAAGACACCCCGTCTAGACTTGTATAAACAGAAATTCCAGAGCTACCGTCCCATTGAATTTTTGAAGAATCCATTGATATACCAGAAGGCATAGATATAATATCTTTTAAAATAACTTCTTTTGTTTCTAATAAATCTGTTTTAGATAATTGAATATATTCTTCTGACCTGCCTAGCGTAAGATCCTCTGTTAAAAAATATTGCCAAGATTTATCTTTTGGATAATTATAAGTAAATGATGTTCTCATTCCATTGTCATAAATATTAAAAATTTCTCCATTGTCTGGATACGCAATCTGTATTGGTAAAGTATTTTGATTACTTAGGTAATGATCTTTAATTTGTTTTTCTGATAAAGAGTATCTATACACTGCTGGATTATCTATTAAAAACTCGTCTGCGCTATTTTGTGTAGGCCCAGACTTTAGTAAGACCTGTGTATTTTCAAAGGGAACGCCAGTTATTGTTTTGCTAATAGCCAAGTTCCCGTCTAAATATATTGATGCTGAATTTACTGAATATTTGCATACAACATAAATAGACTTATTAGTTTCTGGAACTGTGTACTCTAAAGTCTCGGTGCCAATAACAAATATAATATTGTTGTTTTGCCAAGCAATTCCAAGATCATTAGAAGAATCTATAAAAATTGGAGTAAGGTTTGTAGAAGATATTTTTGGTAAAATCCAACACTCTAGCGTAAATTCATTGTCCGCTGTGTCTAGCGTTCCAAATCCTCCCCCTGCTGCTTGTGCGTAATAATCATTAA